ATACAGTTCTCTTGCTTTTATTATATCACATTTTCTTTAAAAGATACAACTTTACATCATTTTCAGTATTCTATTTTTTTATTTTTGTCAAAGTTTATTTTAAGAACGATAAAATTAAAAAACACTCAAACGCCAATAAGAGTGGTTTAAGAAAATAAGTTATTTTTAATCTGATTGGAAATAGCTACTCTTGTGTAAAGTAAATCATTATTTCCTTGTTTTTATTATATCACATTTTCTTTAAAAGATACAATTTTACATCATTTCTAATATACTAAAATCTTTACTTTTTACCAAAATTTGTTTAAAAAATAGGAGAAAACTATTGCTTTTGACGCCCCGTCATGGTATAATATATTTATAGAGAAGGAGGTGAGAAAGCAAAAAAATAAAAGAAAGGAGGCACAGGAATGGGGAGATTAGAAAGAAGTAAAAAGAAAAGAGAAAACAAATTTAACATAGTTAAAAAAGTTTTCTCCTTCATCCTATTATTGCTTAACATAATCCTTGCAATTCTAAGAATTTTAAAAGAGTTGTAAGGATAAGCCTAGAGAGAATAGCCCTTCTCTCTAGGTGACTTCTTTCTAATATTATAACACATTTCTAAAAAAACATGAGTGATAAATTTTATAAGATTTGCATTGTTTTAGTTTTAATAACTATAGTTTTAAATATAGTATCTATAGTATTAAACTCTAGTACAAGCAACATACTCGGTTTAGTTTTTAGTGTTGTATTATTACTTTTCTTTGTAATACAGCAAAAAAGGAGCTAATGAATGAAAAAAGAAAAAAGAGATTTAAAGTTTAACTTTCATAAAGGTGGGAGTGGGTCGTTTACTCCTAGAATGAGTGTTCCTAAAAAATGGGCTGATGAAATGGGCATAACAAGAGAAAACCCTAATATTGTGGCAACATTCGAGGGCGACAGGATAATAATTGAAAAGGCTAAGAATGAATGACTTTTTCTATAAAAGAAGGTTGCTTTTTTTCTTAGCCTTCTTTTTTTTAAATTTTACTATAATATAAAAATAATACTGTAATATTATAAAAATATTATTTTAGTATTGTATATACAATATTTTAGTATTTTTAATATAATATATTGGCATTGTAAAAGCAATATGTAAATATTGTATTTATATTATTTGAATATTGTAATTAACAATATTAATATATTGTTGCAATATTATAAAAACAATACTACAATATTGTTATAATATTATAAATATAATAATGAGGTGGAGAAAATGGCTAATACAAAGCTACTTACGTACTTTAACATAAAAGGAGGTATCTATAAGACAACAACGTCTATAATGACAGCGTATGAACTTGCGAAAGATAAAGATAAAAAAATACTCTTATGGGACTTAGATGTACAAGCAAATCTAACACAATATGTTTATGAAATAAATCATAATGATAATACTACATTAGATATTTTAAAAGGGATTAGTGCTAATGATGCAATAGTCAAGTCACCTAATGAAAAGTACATTAATGTAGACTTAATTCCTTCTGACATACAAATGGCTAGATTTGAACAAGAGCTATCACCTTTACCAGCCAGAGAAAAATTTTTAGCTCGCTGGTACATGCAAAACTTTAATACTTTGAGTGAGTATGATTATATTATCTGTGATTTATCTCCACGCTACGATTTGACAGCTAAAAATGTGCTTTTCTTAGCAGATAGTATAATTATTCCAATTCAAGATAAAAACATTTCTTCTTTAAGAGGAGCAGAATTATTTAAACAACTCTGGGATGTTGATAGAACCTATTTTGATAAGGAGGATAATATAAAAAGTACTGTTTTGGTTGGATTTGAGAAGAAGAAAACTCAAATTAGTGATACTTTCGATTCTTATCTGGAAGGGTTTAACGATATGAGAGATATTATGTTAGATACATATATTAGAAAAAACGAGTTTATAGAGAAGGCACTATTGAAAAAACTATCTCTAACAGATTATACAAAAATAACTAAAGAGCATTTCAGCAGACAAGAGTTTGCTAATATGTTAGAAGAACTAAAAGTGAAAGGAGTGTTGTAGATGCCAAAATTCGACGAAGAACTTTTATCTAATAAAGAAAAACCAGTTTTCAAAAAAAATGGAACAATCATACAAAATAATTCTACAACTACAGACAATAAGACATTAAACATATATAATCTAGTTAATAAGAAAAGTAAAAAGGTAACTATGAGTGCAACGCTTGATGAAGAACTTGTAAACAAATTAAAATCTTTTTCTATTGATATGAACAGCGACGTCAGCAAATTATTAAGTGATGTACTAACTCAAATTTTATCTGATGTCACTATAAAAGAAGAGAATTTAAATATATACAATGAGAGAAATAGAAGAAATAAGACTAAGAAAAAGTAAATAATATTATATTTATATTGTTTAGATATTACTTAAATATTGTATATATAATATTTAAGTAATATTTTAATATTATTATTACAATATATCGATATTGTTTAAATAATATGTTTTAACTATAATCTAAAAGGGGTTGGAAAAGATGAATGTTTATTTGCAAATTGGAAAAGAGTTATCTGAAAAAATGACTAAATCTGAATTAAATAAGTTTTCGCAGGAGGTGGCAAACTATCTGCAATACGCTGGACTTGATAAGAATATGAAAATTAAACTATTTCAAACAATTTTGGAAATGGTGGCAAGGAAAAAAATAACATTATCAAGCGATAGCGAATTTACGGAAGGAATATTGCAAAGCGACGAAGCAGAAATGACAATGAACGTAGGATTTATAATCGAAGGATTAAGTTATCATAATAACTAAACATTTTTAAAAAAACAGTGTATTTATTGAATACACTGTTTTTATTTCCGCATAGTTAATCTAAAATTGGATATTGTATCATATGGATATAGATTAAATTGATATTTAAATCCCTTATAGTTAATCTTAAAAATTGTTATTATATTATTTCTCTATAAATTAAATTGACATTTAAATCCCTTGTAGTTAATATAAAAATTCTTATTACAATATTATTTCTAAATAAATTAAAAAATATTTTAAATCCCTCGTAGTTAATCTTAAAAGCGATACTATATACATTAATAATAATACTCTTCTACTTAATTTTCAACTATATTTTGTAATTCTTGTTTACAACTTTCAATGCTTTTTTGTAATTCTTCTAAAAAAACTGATGTGCTATCGTCTATATTTCTTTCAGCAATTTCTTCGAAATTTTCTTTATTGAATTTTTTATAACTATCCCAATCCAAAATTTCCCGCTCGTTTTCACACCAATTTTCAAATTCTTCATAATCGTTTACGTAACAAATTTCTCCAAACAAATCGTTTAAATGAGTTGGTGTTTGATTTAATGTGAAAATATTAATTTCTTTGTCGTCGTCTAAAAGTTTAGCCCAAGTTTGAACTGCTATCGCTTCAACTTTTCCTTGTATATCGATATAAATTTTTATATTATTAGTCTCTTTGATTAAACAACTTTCTTTAAAAGCTTTTATAGCTTCTTCTTCTATTTTATCCATGTTCATATCTATAACTCTTAAAAATCTTCTAGCTTTTTGTTTATTCATTTTTTATATCCTCCATTTTTTAGTTATTTTTTATATATAACAGTTCTTTCGCTCTTTTCAATTTCTGTAAGATACTCTAAAAATTCTTTAATTTCTTGTTTGTTTATGCCTGTAAATTCGTGTCTAATTTCGCATTTTTCAATGCGTGTAGAATATTTCTCTTCTAATTTATAAAATCCAGGTCTTACACTAGCTATAAGGTCACTTTCTACATTTTTGCTGCATAAGCTATTTACATATATTAAAATGTTTTCTATATTTTCTATGTCTACTTTGTCGCCTTTTGAATAATAAAAATTAAATCTCAATCTTATTCCTATGCTACTGTTAATTTCACCATGCCCCCACGTTTCAATGTTTAAACTTTTTCCAACTGTTTCTTTAACGATTCCCACGTGACCGTTTGCACAATCTTTAAGACTTATATCAAATATATCATTGTTGATTTTATTAATCTCTTTTTCTATCATTTCAACATTCTCTTTATTAACTTTTAAATTTAATATTGTACTAAAATCTATATTCATACTTCAATCCTCCATTTATTTTATATATTAAAATTATAGCATTCGACGGTGAACTATATTTGTACCAATCCAAAATTTTTAACACTCTACACCATCTCTAAATATTTGGTATGCAATTTCTATTTTTCTTTCAGCACTTTCTATTTTTCTATAGTTTTCAATCTGCTTCTTTTTAATGTCTGCAAATCCATTTCTATAAAATTGTGCATTTTTTTGTATTAATGTTTCTATTATGTATTTTTTAGCTTTCTCTATATATTCTGTGCTAGTAGCTTGTTTTACTGCGTCGTCAAATATTTCAACTATTTCAAGTACATTTTCTTTTATTTCATTAGACCAATTATCATTGAAATTTATTTCTTTGGCTATTTTTTTAGCTTCTTCATAGCTTATACTACCTTCAACTTTTCTAAGTTTATGAGACGCTTGAGTTTCTCCTTTTAAAAATTTTAAATTTCCAATTTCTTCTGTAAATTGAGACTCTCGAAAAATTTGGTTTATTTGAAACGCTTTTTGATTTAAAGAATTATATTTTAAAACATTTCTAAAATTATCTATAAAGAACTTAGCATCCTCTATGTTGCTTATTGCCTCTCTTATTCTTTCAAATTTTCTTTTACATCTTTCTATCATTTCTTCTATACTCATGTCTTTGATTTTGTAGTCTTCATTTTTTATTCTTTCTAGTTTACTTTTTTCTAGTTCGTTAGTTAAATTTAAAATGTCTGCTCTTATATCATTAGCCCAAATAATTTGTTTTTCTGACCCTTTTAATTCTTTCATTTTTATATCCCCCTTTTTATTTAAGAAGGATAAGCAAAGACTAAATTGTACTTTATAATCTACATCATTATATTTTTCTTTAATTTCTCTTGCTATTTTATGCGCTTCTTTAAATAAAGTTTTCATTCTTTGCTTACCCCCTTGTTTTATTTGTTAATTATATTATAATCTATATGAATATCTAAGTCAACACTTTTTCAAAGTTTTTTCTTTGATTACCGAAAATATAACTTTGATTAACATAGATTATTCTTTTACTTTTAATTTTTTTATGTTATTATATAAATAAGAGAGGTGTGAAAAAATGACATGGAAAAATGAAATCAAAAGTATTCTTGTGAAAGAAAATATCAGCATGAATGAGTTAAATAATTTAATGAATGAACATAATAATAAGAATAATACAGTTGAAAATTTGAGGCAAAAAATAAATAATGAGACTATGAAATATAGCGAAATCTTGACTATTGCTAATCTAATAGGGTACGAAGTTGTTTGGAAAAAGAAAGAAAAGTAGGCATAAAAAAAGAGGGTAGCAACTAGCAAATTAGTTGCTACCTTCTTAATCTATCTATCAATAAAATCTAATGCTTTATAAAGTGTATCAAATCTATCATTTCCTTTTATCATTGTGTATTTTTCTTTAGTAATAGAACCTATCTTTTCACATGCTCCACCCCCAACAACATAAAGATTTTGTGTCTGACCTGGTACATAATCTTTTATATCACATATCAGTATTTTTCCATCATTATAGCCCCAACCAACTACAGTTGCAGGGATTTTGTCAACTTCTCCATCATAAATGATTGTATGTTTGTACATCTGTTTAACTCCCTCATTATTTATATTTTTATTTAATACACCTTCTACAATCAACTTAGCAATACCTTCATGACCTAGTTTCTTAGCTTTCTCATAATCTTCTTTGTTATCGCAAAAGAAACTTTCAATTAGTATTGCAGTAGGTTTAGAACTATTTAAAATATATAAACTTTTATCTAATTTAACACCTCTATTACCTACTTCTTTATCTCCTTTTTTTCTTATGAAAGGTTTAGATAATTTATCTACTACCCTTTGCGCATATTCCTTCCCTTTTTCACTATAGTAAAATACTTCTGTTCCAAAGGCTCCTACACCACTTGAATTTAAATGCAACTCTATAAGTAAGTCATATCCTCCACTATTAACTCTAGGTATTTTATAAATCTTTTCTTCTGCTTTAGTTTTAAACTGCTTTTCAGGGCATATTATTACATCTGCCTTATGACCTTCTTTTCTAAAAGTATCTGCTAATACTGGTGCAAGAGATTTATTGTATTG